CGTCACTTGACGACTGAAACAGCCGCTCTTTTTTTCTAACCGATACTACGCTAAACGGTTCTTCGGCGAAGAACTGATCAACGATATTACGAACCACGGAACCTTTACACAAAGGGACCGTACACCGTTAGCTGGTGAAACAACTAACTTATTAATGCGAATTTCGCAAGCAGTTAAGGGACTAAATCCAGCTGGGCAATATGCAGTTTGTTCCCATATCGAAGAACTACGGGACTTCACGCCTCCGAGAGAGTATTTTTACACCGATATTCTTAAGTTGACGTACGACTCTCCAATTTTTGTCGAACGTCTACCAGTGAGCGTGATGCCAATTTACGAGAACTTTGCTCTGCTAGCTCGTTTCTACAATGTGTGTATAAGAATGGTCTCACAGTTCAGGTTACAATCTGAACCTTTCGCTATTTGCATGCCCAGTGTATCTGGAAAGACTACACTTAGTAAACGGCTTGGACGTCACCTACAAGATATTGACACCTTGCTGAATGACAGCGAACGTGAATACATGAACACACTTGTTTCTAAAGCACTTGAGACACAAGAGTGGACTTTTGTTAACAACTTTTGGGCTGATCGTATTCGGCTAAAAGCTCGTAAAGACAAGATCTTGCTAGCACACGCACCTGAACAATTACCTCCTGAGTACCGTTGGGTGATTATTAATACACCGTTACAACCTTACATTGACAAAATTCAAGATCCAACTCGACGTCGGGTTGCACCTATGAATCGCGCAGCCCTTGCTCGATATAAAGACGACGAAAACTACCATTTTGTCCATCGACCACACTTGGTCTACAAATTGGTTAGTAGTTTGATCATTAATCCTGACATATCACCTAAGGTCGCCAAACCACGGTATTGGTATTACGCAATGCGCTCTTTACAAACTATGTGGCTATTGGAACATCATCATCCGTTGCAGCACGATACTCACCGGCTGACTAAATACCACACCGTTTCGTACGAGACATACCTAGCAAACACGCGGTATGCTGAAGACTTTGCTGACCAACCAATTTTGTCTTACTTTATACCACAACGATTGTACTCTGCGATGAGATCTCGTCCTGCACCTTTTGACATTACACTAGGGTGTTACTCTGATGGTTTCATCATGTACAGGAAGAACAATCCCGCTCCCGTTCACTTTTATAAGTTCTTTGTCAGACATTTTGCATATACTCTCGGTTTTTCTGCTACGTTGTTGAAAAGTATATCCAGTATATTCAAAAAGCACAACCATTGGATAACACCGACGTGGAGGTACTACATTGACGCTCATATGTTACTACCACCTTTCCCTGAACCACGAACGGGTGACTATTTCGCTGAACAGCTCACAACGTGGTTCTCTCGTGAATGGAAACACGAGTGGCAGGGTAATACCGTCACTTTTAAATCATTCTGGGAAACCGCAAGTCGACAAGTCAACAGTACTTTCAAAATCAACCCCGACCCGAAAGTACATTCACTCATCGGCACGTTACTAGACAACATCCCCTCAATCGGGACGTCTGGCTCCGCACCTTTGATCAGAAAGACTCATATGACTCCATTCGGTTCAATGAAATTACGACGCAACAAGAACACTTTACTCACACAGTTTTCGGAAGAAAAAATTCTCTCTTCTGTGTTAAATACGTTGCGTTATCCTATCAATGTTGCGACTAAACACGAGACTGGTGGTCGAAACCGCCTTATTGCTGCAGCACCTGTTGAAAAATACTTGCAAGACAGCGCACTAATGGAACCTTTAGACCCATGTCTGAACACTCAACTCACCAACTTATACATGTCTTCTGAACAAGCGTTGATACAACGGGTTAATCGTTGTCGTTTGACAGATAGTACCTTATCTAACCCCCTTGACCTTAAATCATGCGAAGCACAACAAAACCAATTCATTCTCCAGAACACTCTACACTGTCTGTTCAAACTTGCTGCTAACGCCTTACCCAATGCTAGTGACCTACAACTTGTCACTGACAAGATACTAAGCTCATACTCTGCAGGAGGCATTGTCAAATATCATGATTTTTATACTGAAAACATACAAGGTAACCCTTCTGGGATACGCTTAACACAAGTTTTCAATACTTTCTACAATTTGACTTGCCAATACTTCGCCAACAACAGACTAATTGACTTAGGATTCACGCCACTGACATCTAACTTTGGTGTTGGCGATGACGCTGACAGCGCCGCAACTGACATAACAAGCATCATCTTGACCAAGATCCTGTATAATGTCTTTAATTCTAAAGTCGCTTTGAAAACAGACTGGATAGGTGTTTTGACCACTGAGTTTTTACGTTACGTTTACACTCCACAAGGCTATTTCGGTTACCCCTTCCGTATTGTTCGTGCTTTGAACTTCTCCAACCCATACCACAATCTTACTTTCTTGGAGCCTGCTGAAGAGCTTGAAGCTCGGGTATCTACTTTTATTACGTACTACTCACGCTCACTTATTTCTTTCCCTTTTCACGACTTATACTATGATCTGAGACAACTGTTTCTCAATTTTAATATTATCAGTTTCACGGTTCACGATTGTTTCTCTTTACTCCACACACCACGATCCATGGGAGGATTGGGTGTATTACCATTCTTCCCTTCACACAACGTTTATAAATATACGTTCCCTAGGAAGATGCATTTTCAAATGACGAAACCTCCTCCCATAACTTACGACTATCCGTCACATTACATTCGATTCTTTGAACGCGTTGAAGAAAAGACAGGCCACCGCTACCGGCCTAGTCAGACTTTCAACTCAACATATTTTCTCGACTACAGACCGAAAATGAAGGAGATAAAATTTTCGAGAAATTCTTACTCTGACTACAACAAACTTACGTTTGTTGACGACCATGATTTGTTGGAAATAGCAAAACACTACATGTCCACGCTCACTCCGACACAACCGGCAGCTCACTTTTTCTTAAAGAGTGAATTCAGTGGATCTCCTTTCTGGGCGGATATATACGCACAGTTCTCACGAAGACGCATCGCTGACACACTCTTCCCTTTATCGGATAAATTTTACCGTTACAAGGAGATGTTTCGTGGTTCTGATCTTCGAACAATCCTTGAACACGGGATACAATATCCTGTTGTTCTACTACCTCAACTATCCAACCAATTTGTCAACGGAATGTCTCAATCTCTTACACACTACATTTTCGACAAATATTTATCATCACCAATCTACTCTACTACTTCCTTCTTGCCTAAACTCAACCTAACAGTTGAGCTTTTTTTGAACACTTACATTCCTGAACTTATCAACTCAGCTCCGTTTTACCATTCTCATTAATTAACAAAAAACTGGTGCCGCGGCTGAAAGAACCAGACTGTCATTTGCCGATGACAGGTGCAAAAACAAAATTATGATTGGGCTGTTGTGATCAGCGTTAAAACTCACTATTATGAAAACTTTTTCTACTTTCCCCTTCATGTCCCGTTACTTAT